GACAAGCGCCAAATGGTTAGGGTCAATAGACCGCTGCACACCATCATACTTTCGCCCATCTGCCGTAACACCGGGCGTAAAATCCATATCGGCAGTGTATCCGCCGGAAACCTCGAAATGAGTAGTGCCTAGCGCCTCAATTCCAGCGACGTCCTTCACCATCCATTCAAGCTCAAACCATTCGCCATCAATACGAGCGCGGGAAGTAACCTCACCAACCGCGTAGTCCTTGACGTTATCAGGCGTGACCAATTCCGCCGGATGGTCCAGCGTCACAGGCACATGCGCCCAGCCGTTCACAGCACTCCCCGCAAACACCTCATCGTCAGGGCGGTAAATTTGCAGTACGTCATTAGGATCGCCCATCGGAGCCGCATCGCCCAATTCCCAGCGGCGGTATCCCTGCAAGCCTGTGCGCGCCACACGCCCACGCACGATTTTGTAACCGTCCTTATGGGTCTTAACGTCGCGCATTGCTACGCTATCTCTGAGGTACGTTTGTTTCATGCCGTTAGTCTATGCCATTGGTTGATTATCTGCAAAAGAGGGGTTGACGGGTGGTGTTGGGTTGTGTATTGGTGTGGTAGGTTAGATAAGAAGGATGGATAAGATATGGAAGATCAAGATGCGATTAACATTGATGAGACGCGCGCAACAACAGTTGGCGAGCTCATGCATATGATTGATGCCTTAAACGCCGCGTTCATGGAGAAACTGGGGAAAGAACCCGCAGGAGGCTTCAATGTCGAAATCAAGACAGTGTGGGATAATAGAGTTATTATCTGTGGCGGGTACGAGAGTTTTTCTAACGGGTATGGCGCTGTGGTCAATAGCACTGATTATATGGGCGATACACCCAAAGAGGCTTTTGAGTATGCCATGAATAAGATTGAAGAATATTACGTTCCAACAAAAGAAGAGCGCATCAAGGCCCTGCAAGATGAACTTGATGAGCTATCCAATGACTAACACCACGCGCACCATCATTCAAAAGTACTTATTGACGGTGAAGATATCAGGTCGTCAAAATCAACTTTTGAAGTTGTGCGCACCTTGGATTACGGCGTATAAAGCGAAGGAGAGCAAAAATGAACACTGAACAACTTCGGAAAGTTATCTTCAAAGAGATCGAAGACTTAAATAACGGTGAAAGCACAAAGGAAAAGGCGGCAGCTATTGCTCGACTTTCTTCTTCTGCTGTTGCTGCAAAAAAGCTTGAACTTCAGGTGGCTAAGTTTCGGATTGAGACTGGCAAGACTGAAGGGTCTGTTGACCTTTGATTTAAGGTGATGTATGTGTGTCTTGTGGCGCATACACCACCATCTAATGATGATGTGTCACAGCGGATATTGCATTATGCTACATCACACAGGTGATTTGCGATATTCGCTCAATCGGCGGTCATCCCACCACAAGCCCTCACTTCGGTGGGGGCTTCACTTTAAGGAGAATTGGTAATGATTGAGCGTGTGTGTGTGGTGTGTGGTGCTTCGTTTGAGACAGGGCACAACGTGAAAAAGACTTGTTCAGCTAATTGCTCAAAAGAGTGGGTTAGAATAAAGAAAAGGCAAAACAGAAAGCCAGCGGCAAAGTTAGAAAAGACATGCGAGGTTTGTGGATCAAAATTTATCCCCACAACAAACAATAACCAAGTGATATGTTCTGGTAGGTGCGAGAAAAAGCGTCGTGCGCTTAAGGCAAAGATTTATAGGTCTAAAAACCCAAAATACTGGCGTGAATATTATGAAAAAAATAAAGATAAAGTCGAAGCCCAAAAAACCCAGTACAGAAAGGACAACCCAAAGCCTAAAGTAAGATCGTCTATAAAGGCTCAACTAGGCTTTGAGCCGCCAGATGATCTGGTCGAGGAGGCTACATTGCTAAGACTGATAAACAGAGCAATCAAAAACGCAGACTAATCACTCATCCAAGGGCGGATCCTCATCCAAATCACCCGCCTGTATAGCTTCCGCATAGTCAGCCGCCGCTTGCTCCAACCCCGGCGCAACACCGGATTCAACTAGCTCATTAGTCACCTGCTCAAACGCCAGTTCCTCTGGGTAGATACCAGCGTTGACCAAATCAACGTATCGCTTGGTAATCTTCTCGCCAATCTCTTGCAGCGTCTTAGGCTCAGTCTGATACAGCGACCGCCAGTTGTAATGAACCTCTGGCGGCACACGGCCTAGCGCGGTCTTTACGATCATCTTATCCAACACCTTCAGTGCGGGCTGGATATCATTCTCCTGCATCGCCTTGATGCCATCGTAATAGTCTTGCGTGTCGGACTTACCCGCATCGCCAAGGCCACCTGTCTGCACGCCAAACAGCCGAGAGCGCGGAACCTTAGCGTCACCAGATGCCGCCATTTGGAAGCGGTCGATGATGTCTGGCAGAGTGGCGAAACCCATCTGCTTCTGCTGCCACTCCTCCTCATCCATATCAAGGATGAGCGCGCCGTTTGTGCCTTTGGTGTACATCGCCAATTGCAGCTTGGCTTGAAGCGCAGCCAATTCGTTAGGGTCAGTGACTTTCTGCATCAGACCCTGGATCTTCATCACATCAACCTTGGCCTCCATGGTCATATCTGCCACGTTAGCCATCACCGCATCGAAGCCTTTAATGCTATCCATAATCGGCGCAAGAACAGACTGCCCCATGCGACCTGACATGGTGTTGTATGACTTGCGCTTACGGCCTACCAGATGCACAATGCGGCTAGGGTGGATTTGGAGCAACTGAGTATCGCCGCCTAGCAGGTCATACCACGCTGGACGGTTATAGAACTCGCTCAGTGGGTCATATTCATATGCGCCCTCACTGATTTGCCAGCGATCCACCTTGACCACAAAGCGCAACCCCTTAGACCGCTCAGGATCAAGCGGTTCTGATGTGTCTGTGCCATCGTCAATAAAGATATACCCATCACCAAACAAACGCGCATCAATCAGCGCATCATTCAGTGCGTCCTTGACGTTGAATTGCGTCTCTACCTGCTCGATATCGGTGATCTGATCCGCCTCAGCCTGCCATTCCCGCCACATTCGGGTTGCATCACTCGCTGGCATATCCACCACGCGGGACACAAGCCCAGAGCCGTTGTACGCAGACAATAACTGCTGGTCGTTGTAATCAGTGGCCGTATAGCTAGCAGCCTGAAACTTGCTGCGTGTTGGCGTCATTCCGCCCGCTAGTGCTGTGAATGTGTCTGTGATGTGTGTGGTCATGGGGCTATGTTAGGGGGGATAGGGGAAAAGTGCAAAATAGGGGTTGACGCGGTGTATAAATTGGGCGATAAGGTGAATGTGAGCGTTACTGTGACGCTGGACTGACCAACAGCGCGGGCTGTTACACCCCGCGCAAACTTAGGAGAATAGATATGACTTTTATCATCATCATCGCTGTGTGTGCTGCTATTGGCTACATGATTGGCGAAAGTAAAGACGGCGTTGGCCCTGTGAATGGCGCGCTACTTGGTGGTCTGCTCGGCCCTATTGGCCTGCTGATCCTGATGTTTATGGGTGGCAAAGATGACACGTAAAGAAGCACTGCAAGAGTTGCTGGTGAAGGTGAAGGCGGGGGAGTGGTGCGTGATGGTTCCGCGCCCTAACCCCGCCAATCGCGGCATATAATGAATGGAGGAATGAGAAGATGAGTGATCAAGCACCGGAACGGATTTGGGCAGAACCGGGGATGCCGGGGTATCTAGACGAGGTATCACCTACATACACAGTGGGATACATCCGCGCCGACCTACACGCCGAACTGATGCGGGCTGCGGATGATCTGGCTGAGGCGGTGGCAGGTCACGTCAGCGAAGATGATTGCGACTACACTATGGAAATGGCGACAAAATTAGATGTAGCACTATCCGCCTACAAACAAGCAAAGGAGAAACAGCGCCTATAACTTGGCGTGAGATTGACAATGGGTCCGGTATAGAATATCTCAGGCTTAGTCATAGCGATATATCTCCTTCTTGCTATGGTTAGATCCGGGTCGCAGGTGCTGTAACACCTCCCCGGATCGTCTTATATAGTCACGATCATATCATACTTCAAGCCTATACGGCATTAACCCAAGAGCGACCCGCAGCAACATCAGTAACAGCATCAAAGAGCGGATCCAACTGGTCATCATGCTTGCCGTTAGGGAACGCACTAGCCTCTGCAATAAACGCACTGAGCCAGTCTGCATTTATCGGCAGGAACACGTTGCCAGTCTCTACCATTGGCGCTGCGTCTAGCCCGCGTGTGATCTTATCCACGTTGCGCTGGATGTCCTTAATGGGTATGCCTTCGCGTTTCAGTGTCTGTATTAGCCCTGTTCCGCTTGCCTTATCCTCTACATTCATGGATCTTAGATAGCCCATGTCTTTACTTGCTATGGCCTTGTGCTTCTTCCAGAACGCGCGCCCCTGGACCAATAGATCTGGTGCTTCCCACTTGCCTCTAACTTGGTCTAGTAGATACTTGCGCCCCTCACGATCCGCCCCCCAACACTGGAACACACTGTAGTCGTGTTGCTCTTTTGTCTTGAGGGCGGTATCTACATAGATCGTGCGGTTAAGCAGCTTAGGCAGCACCACAGCTCCACTAGTGGGTGTGTCTGACCAATACTGCCACCATGCGTCTTTTAGGATACCACCACCAATAGGCGCGGGCCTCTGCATGTACTGTCCTGCGAATACGTAGCTGTTGGCTTTCTCCTTACGTCGCAGCGTGTCTAGCGTGAAGTTTGAGTTATCAGGCCAGAATGATTCACCATTAGGCTTGATTGCTTCAATGCATAGATGTTCCCATTCTTCACCATTACCGCCATCTAGTAGCCAGCCTGACAAGTCCTCTTCATGGAGGCGCTGCATGATGACAATGATAGGGGCGCTCTGGTTGTTCAGTCGGCTTTCCATAGTTGCAGAGAACCAGTCCAGCACGTTCCGGCGCATGGTGTCGGAGTTAGCTTCACCGGGCTTGTGCGGGTCATCAATGATGATTGCGCCGCCGAACGTGTCGCGCATCTTGCCAGCACCAAAGCCAGTGATTGAACCCTCTGCACCAGACGCATAGACAGTGCCGCCCTGCACCGTCTTGAAGTTGTCCTTAGCGTTACTGTCAGTCCGTAGAGTGGGCGCGCCGAACACCTCAGCCCATGCCTCGTGCTGCATGATGGCGCGGGTTTCGCTGGTGTTGGATGATGCCAGGGTCTTAGAATAGCTTGAATGGATGAATTCGCTATCGGGCCAGTTACCCATACACCAAGCCATGAATGTCTTAACTGCCAGCTCTGTCTTACCGGATCTTGGCGGGATATTGATAATGAGCCGTTTGGTGTGACCCATGACGCATCGCTCTAGGGCGTTGCATAGATCAACGTGAAAATCAGCCGCGACCATTTCGGAGCCGCGCCTGTTCTTAAACATGTATTTGGCGAACGCCAGGAAGTCGCTCCTGAGCGTTGCTATTTCCTCCGCAGGTAGTGGCATTAGGGTCTAAGGCCTAGATGCATTCTAAGCCCCCTCTGTGCCGCTCTCAGGGCTATGTTTGCGGGTTAGCGCATCCAGCACAGCGTCGCCAGTGTTGGAACTCGGCGTCATACTGCCGTCAGAGGATACCGAGTCAACCTGCTGCGTTGGCTTGCCATCATAACGCTCAATAGCAGTATGGATAAGCCGCAACACATCACCTCTAACGTGCTGCAATGCATCCGCCTCGTTCTCGGTTAGATCCTGCTCGATAGCCGCTAGTAGCTTTTCCTCAATCGCAAACGCCTTATCACGATTAGCGCGGCGCTTTTCGATCTGTTCAGCCGTAAGCCCTCCTGCGTTACCACTGGTTCCCGGCTTGAACTGGTGGTCGCGTGGAGGTTTGCCATACCCTACTTCGTAATCAGTCATTCCCTGCACTCAGTGTAATTAAACCATCCGTAAATATGGATACACCATTTCAATTCATTCCGCAAATGACCAGCCGAACCCCTTGTATGTTTTTCTCTCACCCCTACAGACCCTTGACACTTTTGATGCATTCCCCTTCACTGATACAGCCGCATCAGTCACGCTTGCGAATACCTCCCCATCAGACCTGATAACTGGCTTTGACTGAGATGCTCCAGATCTTTTCTTAGGATCAGTATATTCGAGCATTTTCGTGTCTGTTGACCACACTAGTCCATAAGCGCTTTTATACTTACCGCTACAACAATTTCTTATGTTCACCTTGTCGGCCTTAGGGAACCCGTTATTTTTAAGCCACCTTTCTGCATCCATGAATGACTGGAAGTCAATACCGCATAACCTAAATATCTGTTTTCCTCTGTGCGTTACTTGATTAGCTGCGGATAGAAATCCTGCCAGCAATCTAGCGCCATTCTTGCGGTTGCAATCATGTCTTCATAGTTATCAGCGTTAGCTGTTGCAGTGCTGTCAATGTGCCATGCTAGATTGCCATATTCATCAGTTCCGGCCACACTGCTGTCTATCCCCTTAATAAGTTCATTGTATTCTGCCTGCGTGGTCATGTCTGTTCTCCCTTTCTAACCTCAATATAATTCACCGCCGGATAAAGCGCAACAGCTAAATTACCCGGCGGCGAAATAATTTACATGCCAAGCGCTTCCTTGTACATGTCCAGCACGGCTGCTTCCTCCGCAATGTCGTCGGGCTTCGATCATTGCGTCGGCTAGGCTGTAGCACCACTTGGCGACCATACGATCACCCAAATTGTGGGCCGTATCATCGGCCGCGAGTAGTGCCAAAGCCTGCCCTGCGAAATAGTCGCGCAGGGTCATGCCTGTAGGGCCAGTCACGCTATACTGCTCTGCCGACCCTTTGAACGTCGGCGGGTTATTAGGTTCTGTCATGTGTTCTCTCCTTGTGGCGTGTGTTCATCCTGCATCCCTTCCCAAACGCAAATAACCCCGCCGGTTAGGGCGGGGTTTTATTAACACAAGGTGAAATCCTTGCTAGTATAGCATGACCCGTACCACCTAGGCATTGGGTTATTGCTCAATAGATCATCAAGATCCGCCCACTCTGCGTGGCCGTCAATAAACCGCCAAACTCTAGTGGTTCCCAAAGGTGTTTTATCCTCTTCAATCCAAGAGCCGTTAGCGATTGTGGAAAAAGAAACAACAATGGACATTCAAGCCTCCAAAGCTAGATCGCATTCAGGCGGGATTGCCCATGGCGATATGTCATCTGTTAAACCCACACTAACCTAAGCGCTAGAGTGGGTCAACAGGAAAAATGCACATCTCGCTAAATCAAGTCACGATCAGCGTCGGCAGGTTCAGACCCGTTAACCCCCACCTCCCCTGCACGCTCTCGGGCGGCGCGGTAGGCGGTGATGGCGTCAAAAACGTAATGCTTCCGCATAGGAACCCCCATCTCGCGCTCTTCAACACGTCGCGCCAACTCATCAGCGGCTTTGATTAGTTTGTTGGTCATTGGGTGTCTCCTCGATTGGCTTGCTTCCTAAGGAATGCCTTGGCGGATTTAAGCGTCTTGCAACACTTCACTGGAAGCTCAGGACCGCACATACACCACATGGAATTGGGGGTGTCTTTTTTGCAGTGATTTTCACATTCATTGATTGGCCGCATACCTGTGTAAACATCATAGTACAAGTCGGTGAAACCTTTTGGCGGAACCAAAATAATCCCAGCTTCTGATTCCCACGCATCGCAGAAATCATCATCACCTTCTACAAACTTAAGATCACTCATCTCTTAACCCTTCCCACATATCCAACTGCTCCATACCATACTCAGTCACCATAAGCCAACCACTACCACCACGCTCACTGGCAACAACCAACCCTTGCGCAATAGCCTCGCGCCACATGGCAGCACAGTTCGCGACGGATTCATACCCTAGGATGTCAGCCACCATGCGCGCCTCGGTTTCGTGCGGCGTATCGTCCAGGTAGATGTCAAACGCGGCTTGGTTGGGATCTGGTGTGGTGTGGTGTTCCTTGGTGTCCTTCCATGCGCAGCCGCCTTCATCAGCCACGAGACGCACGCCATTCATGATCGCTTTGTCGTAACGGAAGCCTTCGATGAGGATAGGTCTGTTTTTACTATCCAGGTGCCGCTCTGTGCGCCCTAGGTGCATAAGCGCGCCGTGAAGGGCTGACTCCATGGCTGGTGTTGGTGCGGTGTGTGAGTAGATTGGGATGGGTGGTGGACGGGTGCCGCTGTCAGTCATCGGAGGTCTCCTTGATGGCTCGGTAATTGGATAGTGCCTCCCCCGCTATGTTCTCTGGGTTCTGCCGCAGGATCTCGGGCAGCGCGGCAAGGATGTCCTCCGCAGCCCCCATTGCTTGATGACTTTTGCAATCAGTGTTTCGCCACACTATGTCCGCAATCGTCTCTCTTGCTGTGTTAGTCATAACACGCACTCCTGTGTGTTTCTTGGTTGTTGGTAGCATGTGTTGCGAGCGGGTGTCAAGGGGTTACGCGATGCGCCAGATGCTCAAAATCAGGTGGATCATAATGAGCCACAGTTATGATCCAACCTAAGTTTATGTTTTAGCAGGATAAATCAGCGTTTTGGCTCAAAGCTCATAATGTTTGACCTCGCTCCCCTTATATACGTAAAAAAATAAAATCCCCCATATTAGTTTAACGGTTAAACTATTTTACCTGATTTATTTTTACCTCACATATTACTTTATTTTATTATGAGCTTATGAGCTAAATAAGAGTAAGAGTATGAAAATAAAGGAAAAAAAGTGGCT